GGCACGGCTTTGCGGACGTGCCCCAGAACATGATCGCGTAGAACTTCCCGGCGCATTCGTAGGCGTGCGCGGCCGAGCCGTTCGTGTGTTCAAGGATGCAGCGGGAATTGTTCGGAATGTAGCGGGCGGCGATCCTGACGTCTTTGCTCTGACGGTCTTGGTTGCTGGTCATTCTGGCCATCTGCTCTCAACTCCTGAATCGAGTCGGCGTGATTGCCTGACATCGGTAGATTATCACGCAGGTAATCAGAGTCAAGGGGAAATCGACATCGGCCAGAAGATTTCTGAAGAAAGGGCGAAAGCGGCCTAAATGCGTGCATTCACGGCAGATGCGCGTCTCGAACGCACTTGGAGACGCGCGGCCTCAGGCAGCCTGGCGACTGGGACAGCCGCCATCGACGATCTCCGGGAGTACGACGCATGAGTTTCTGGTTTGGCTTCGCGCTCGGGGTGGTGCTTGGCTGGGGAGCGTGGGTGGTGATCATCACGGGCGTTGAGATCGCGGCCATGTGCCGCAATTACGGCTCTAGTGGCGGTCCTCTGTGGGAGCGCCGACGCACGTGATGTGGCTGCGCGTCGGACATTTGAAAGCTTTGAATTTCAGTTGAGATGCCACGCGGAGGGAAGCGACCAGGCGCCGGGGCCAAGAAGGGCAGCAAGCACGCCAGCACGCTTCAGAAAGAGGCGCTGGCGAAGGCGATGCAGGCCGAAATCGCGAAGCACATGCCGCGGATGCTGAAAGCCCAGGTGGAGGCTGCGTGCGGGGTGGCGCACCTGTTTTTGCGGGCCGAGGATGGGACGTTCTCAAAGGCGCCTGAAGGCATGACCGCCGATGAGATTGAGCGCGTGCTGAACGGCGACCCGAATCGCTATTTTATTGCGACCAAAGACCCGAACACGCAGGCGTTTAACACGTTATCAGCCTATGGGGCTGGGAAGCCGCAAGAGCCACCGCAACAGGTCGATGTCGATGCCACGCTGGAGATTCGGTGGCAGTCGTAGAGATTGCCTACAAGCCGCGAAAGTGGGCGCGGCGCTTCCACGCGGCTTATGTCCGATGGTCCGTGCTGGTCATGCATCGGCGTGCCGGCAAGACCACGGCGGTCCTGAATCACCATCAGCGGGCCGCGCTCGACGATCAGTGGGAATCGGAGCGCCTTCGGTTCCTGGAGCCGACCTTCACGAAGGCTGACATCGCGGAGCTGCTCAAGAACCGGAAATACGGGCATATCCTGCCGACACTCACGCAGGCGCGGGCCGTGGCGTGGGGACCGCTGAAGATGTACGCGGCCGACATCCCAGGCCACAAGCCGAACGAGCAGGACATGTCCATCGCGTATCCCAACGGGAATGTGGTACGGCTGTTTGGAGCGGACAATCCTGATGCTCTGCGAGGCCATGCCTTCTCTGGCGTGTCGTTTGACGAGTATTCACAGCAGCCCCCGAACATCTTCGGCGAGGTCATCTCGAAGGCGCTGGCGGACCATCTGGGCTACGCGGTGTTCATCGGCACGATCAAGGGCAAAAACCATCTCTGGCGAACGTATCAGGCTGGGAAGGACGATCCGGCGTGGTTCGCGCTCTGGCAGGACGTGGATATCTCGCTATCCTTGGAAGAAGGCGCGACCATTACGGCCATCCGGCGGGCAATGGACGATGACCGCGCCTTGATCGACAAGGGCCTGATGACTCAGGAGGAGTTCGACCAGGAGTGGTATCTGTCCGAGACCGCGGCGATTAAGGGCGCCTACTACGCCAAGCAGCTGATGGCCGCTCGGCGGGAGCGGCGGATCGGCCTTGTGCCGTACGACCCCGCACTGCTCGTCTTCGATGTGTGGGATCTCGGGAAGGGGCCGAATCTCGTCGTGGGGCTGTTCCAGCGCACGGGTCGCGAAGTGCATCTCATCGACCGGGAAGAGGCGGACCCCGGCGAGGCGATGCCCCAGATGATCGCGCGGCTCCAGAAGAAGCCCTACGTCTTCGGGAAGCACTTCGCCCCGCATGACATCAAGGCGACCGAGCTCGGGACCGGGAAGACGCGGCTCGAGACGGCGCAGAACCTCAATTGGCCGTTTGTCGAGGTGCCGAACCTCGCGGTCGATGATGGCATCGACAAAGGTCGCCTGATGTTCGCGCGGACGTGGGTGGACGAGGAGAAGTGCGCGGTGTTCCTGGACGCGATCGGGCAGTACCGGCAGGAGTGGGACGAGAAGCGCGGGGTGTTCCGCGACAACCCGTATCACGACTGGACCTCACACGATGCGGACATGTTCCGGTATGCCGCGCTGGTCGAGGACCAGATGGTGAACGAGCGCACGCGGCCCCCGCAGGTGTTTCACGGGACAGGTCGGCAGCAGCCCGCCAGTGGAGAGATGGCATGGGGGGCGTGACCGCGCACAAGTGCATCGCGCTCCCGTGCGCCCTGATTGGTCACAAGCTGCGGCCGTTTGTTTCCCGGCCCGACTGGTGGAAGTGCGAGAGGTGCAACGTCTGTGGCCCGTATGACCGCGATTCGAGGTGGGCCATGACGTGGTGGACAGGGTGGCGCGCTCAATCGTGACCTGCCCTTCCTGCGGCGTAGCACTCGACCCGCATGTGTTCCTAATCGCGGATCGGATCGGCGTCTGCTCGTCCTGCGCGCGGTCGCTGGTGCGGGAAGGGGAAGCCGTGCGACTGGCGACTGGGGCGGATATGGCGACCTTGAGCGCGGTGGAAGTGAACGAACTGCGCCGGGCGCGGCCGAGCGCGTGGCGGCAGGCGACCCAGGCGCGGCTCAATCAGATTCTCGCGAGTAAAGGCTGACATGGCGCTCAGCGACGCCGACTTCCTCCAGCAAGCCCGCGAGCGCTGGAAGCTCGCCGACGAGGCCGACAGCCCGCAAGCCCAGCGGGAGCGCGACGACATCGCCTTTGAGGACGGGGACCAGTGGCCTGCCGACGTGAAGCTCGCCCGCATGGGGCAGCAGCCGACCAACGGGATGCCAGCCGTGCCGGCCCGCCCGACGTTGGTGATCAACCAAGTCTCCGAGCCGATCCGTCAGGTGCTTAACCAGGAGCGCGCTTCAGACATCGGCATTGAGATTGTCCCGGCCGATGACTTTGGCGATCTCGGCGTGTTGCCCGATGACACGGAAGTCGAACTCCGCGAAGGGCTCGTGCGGCGCATTCAGCGGGAATCGGTGGCCGCCGATGCGCGGACGTGGGCGTTCAAGCGCGCGGTGATTGCGGGGCGCGGGTATTACCTCGTCATGACCCGGTTCCTGCCCGGCAAGACGTGGGATCAGGAAGTTTTCATTCAGCGGATCTACCGGCAGGACGCCGTGTTGCTCGATCCGTCCCATGAGCAGCAGGACGGGTCTGATGCGGGTTGGGGATTCATCGGGACGTGGGAAACGCTCGACAAGTATCAGGCGCAGTATCCGAAGACGGCGGACGGGAAGAAGAACCCGCAGGCGGACATGCGGGAGCCTGAGTTCATGGCGATGACGGAGCGGTATCCCGACTGGTACCGGGCGACGGAGACGAAGGCCAAGAACGCGAAGGGCGACACCATCAAGCAGTTTGCCGTTCGGAAGGTCCATTACTGGTACACCGAATACGAGTCGGTCGAGTATGCCGTGATGGATGATGGTCGCGTGCTGGAGAAGGCCGAGGTGCCTGCCGGCGCGCAGCCGATCGACACGCGCACGGATGTCAGGAAGTTCATCAAGTACTGCCTGATTGGCGGCGGCACGCAAATCCTTGAGCGCACGGATTGGGCGGGGCCGGACATGCCCATCATCAAGGTGCTCGGGGATGAAGTGCTGCCCTATGACCAGGAGCGGCGGGCGCGGGGAATGGTGCGGCCAGCGCGCGGGTCGAACATGGGCACGAATTACATGGTATCCAAGTTTGTGGAGACGGTCGGGCTATCGCCGATCCCGCGCGACACCGTGGACCCGGACGCCATTAGCGGGTATGAGGCGTGGTGGGAAGCGGCGAATACACGCACGCTGCCGTATCGGCCGTACCGCACCTATGACGAAAACGGGCGATCGTTTAAGGAGCCCGGATCCAACAACGGCGACCCCAACATTCTCCCGATCGCGCAGGGTGTGGCGATGTTCCGGGAGTTCGTGCAGTCCACCACGGGCGGCGCGGCGCCGAACCGACTCGGGACCAATCAGCGCGTGCAGGCGGCGCGGGCCGTGGAACGGTTGCAGGAAGAGGAGCAATTCAATACCTCCAACTTCCTCGATAACTTGGCACGGTCGGTGCGCTACGAGGCCCAGGTCATCAACAATCTGCTGTTCCCGATTTACGGCGCACGGCCGGGGCGACTCGTGCGGTTACTGACGGGGGAATCCGACGAGGGCGCGATCTGGCAGGTGGGGCAGGCGCCGCAGGGGCAGCCCGTGTCCCCAATGGCCGCCAAGGTCAAGCAGATTGCCAAGCTCACAAAGGATGCCCATTTCAACGTGGCCGTGAAGGTCACAAAGAACACCGAGCTCCGCAACGACAAGGAAGCGCAGTCGCTGGGCGAGATGATCGCGGCCGAGCCGACCCTGATGACGTGGTTTGGTGACCTGTATTTCCGGTCGCGGAACATCCCGAACCGGAAGGCGCTGGCGGAACGGGCGCGGGTCATGTTGCACCCGCAGATTCAGGCCATGCTCCAGAAGAAAGAGCAGGGCAAGGAATTTGACCCAGCGGCGCAGGCGGAAATCGCGCAGTTGTCGCAGCGGTTGCAGGAGCTGGAGCAGATTGCCGGCCAGATGAACGAGGAGTTGAAGGGCAAGCGGCTCGAGGCTCAAACGAAGGTGGACATCGAGAAGGCGCAGGCCGATCGGGACGTGCAGCTCGAGCAGATTCGCACGGCGACCGAACTCGAAAAAGCGCGCATGGACAACGCGACAAAGATTCACGTCGCGGAGATCGCGGCGAAGACCAAGGGCGTGATCCAGGCGCAGGAAATGGAGCATGAGGCCATCGCGCTGGCGCACACGCAGAGCCATGAGGCCGAGCAAGCAGACTTGGACCGCGAGAACTTGGAGCGGCAGGCGGATCGGGCAGCGGAAGAAGCGGAGCGGGATCGGCAGTTTCAGGCCGGGGAGGGCGAGCGGGACCGGCAGGCGTCGGCACAGAAGCCGAACGGCAGCGGGGCGAGCGCGTGAGATACGAGCAGTTCATCGGCTATCGCCACGCGATCCATCCAGGCTACGGGACGTTCGCATTGGTGACACATGAGGCCGCGTGCGCCATCCCATTGGGGCCATGCGACTGTGCTGCGCGTAGTCGGCTGACTCCCCTCGCCGGTCACTCCGGTTCCTGCGCGAAGGTGACGAGCGCCACGGTCACCGGAAAGACGGATGTTGCCTGCACCTGCGGACATGACCATCACCCCAGCGCGCAAGGGGACGGAGCCGGCGTATGACCGTTCAAGAGAAAGTCACCCTCGTACAGCTCTTTCTGCGCGGCCAAGGCGTGAAGGATCTGGCGATCTTCTTCGCCTGTTCGGAACAGACGGTGCAGCTGGTGCTCCGTGAAGCCATCCAGCAGTTGACGGTGCTCAATGAGAAGCTGGGCATGCGGATCAACGCCACCCCGCCGCGCATCGAAGTCACGGATGTGGTCGGCACGATGGGCGCTGGCGGCGACCACCCCGTCACCATTCAGGAGTCGTAATGAACGCAGCAGCAGGCACCCCGCAGGCATCTCAGGCCGATCTCGCCCCCCTTCCAACCGATACGGTCATTGAAGCGGACCACGTCGAGGCCGAGCCGTCTATCGCGGATCACGCCAAGCAGTTCGGGCCGCAGGCGACGAAAGCGCCCGCGCAGGCGCAGGCCGCGACGCCAGAGGAACTGAAGCCTATTCGCCCGGTGGACCGCCAAAACCGCGATCAGGGGAAATTCGCGGAAGGCACCCGCCGGATCAAGGCGAAGGACGCCGTCGAGCGGATCAACCAGCTCACGGGACGTGCGAAAACGGCTGAGGAAGAAAACACCCGTCTCAAAGGGGAACTCGACACCGCGAAGCGCGAACTCGCCACGGCACGACAGATCGGGACGCAGGCGCAAGTCACCCGAGCCGAGGCCAAGGTCGAGCGGGCTGAGGCGCGCGTCGAGAAGCAGGCGACAGGATTCGCCGAACCCGAGCCGCAGGAAGATGACCCGAAGTTCGGGGGCGACTACGGCAAGTACCTGCGCGCGGCGGCGGGGTGGGAAGGGCGCAAGGCGTATTGGGAGGCGCAGCAGGCGGAACGGTCGGCCGCGGATGAGCGGCGTGTCCAGGAGTCGCATCAGCAGACGCTGAAGTCCTGGAGCGGCCGCGTGTCTGCCGCGAAGGAGAAACATCCCGATTTCGAGCGCGTCGCCTTTGGCCCGACGCGCATTCCGGCCGGGTCAGCCGTCGATGCCTTCATCATGGAGGATGACAGCGGCGCCGAAGTGTTGTATCATTTACAAACACATCCTGAGGAGTTGGACAGCCTGCTCGGGATGCCGGTTTTGGGGCAACTCAAAACCCTTGCGCTGCTCTCGCAGCGGTTGCTGTCGCCACAGGACGCGCAGGCCGGATCGACCGGATCGGTCGTCGCTCCTACCCCCACGGTC